GAAATCAAAGTGACCAATCTGTACCGACATAGTTCCAACATCACAACCTTCAAAATGGACTTCTGTCGCTGATGTCCCAACGCCTGAGACATGAGCGCCCTGAAAATAAGCCTCGTCCACATCCTGACCACCTAAAGCCAAAGTCCAGTTATCACCAAAATACGATTCATTAGTTGTACCTTCTGCCAGCGTAATCGTAGAACCGTTAATAATATGGAAATCCGCGACCCCAACCGATGTCGATAAAGTCTTGGCACTTGCGATAAGATTTACAGGATTGTCCGCCACACCATTAACAAAAGCTTCCGTTCCTGCCACACCACCAACGGTATCTACCCAAATCCGACCAATAGCGTATCCAACTGACTGGCCTATGCTTACCGCCTTCACCAATACCTTGTCAGCGCTTAGATTTGAAGGCGTTGTGGAGTCGGTCTCAAAACGGATATAAACCTTCCCTAATTCTGCACCAGTTCCTGTATGTTTCAGCAATAGCGGTAAATCAAGGGCCTTAAACGTTGTCCCCCCGGAACCTTCTACTGTGCCTATAATCTCCCAATCCGCCCCAACATGGTCAAATGCCTTGACCTTAATTTCGTCTGTGTTTCCGTCAACATTAGCAAGGATGGAAACCTCGCTTGCTGTACGGCCACCTCCTACAGAACACCCGTAAACAATATCAATATCGTCGCCATCATCATCGATGTCATGCACCACACCATCAGCAGCTTCAAGATTTGCAAAGGTAGTAGCACCTTGTACTGAACCTGCAAATACTGCCGAACTCGGGTCAATGGCGCCACCTGTATTGTCCTCGGATATATTGATATTTACCGAGCCGCCTGATGCCGCTCCAATATTATCGACTTGTGCGCGCGAGGCAGGTCCGGTCGTATCCGTATAACCAGTAGTATCGTACATTAATTCAAGATTGTCCGCAGCTATCGTGTCGGTTGAAATTGCTGTGACATCTACATTCACCCTGGCATTTGAGATAGCAAGGGTGTTTATAGCTGGTGCAGTTGTCCATACCGCCATTGGTGCGCCAACAACTTGTATGTTACCAGTAGAACTTACGGCATCCATAACCAAGTAATCGCCATTGGTTTCTGCTTGGTCTATATCAAATTCATAGTAACCGTGAGCAAGTTCGGTTGGGTTAGTATCACCAATGACATTTTCAACTCCATCTATCCATATACTACCTGTAATCTGACCTAAATCGCCTGTCTTGGCTGAATTATCTGTCCTGTCAAAAGCGAATATGGTCCACTTCTGGCTTGCTACGTTTTTCTGCAAAGCAAAGCAATTTACAGTCAGACATAGAATTAAGAGTAGAAAAGTTAAACGGCGCATTTACATCTCCTTAAATAATACACGGTGAAGAAAATAAATGGCAAAGGGATAAATCCTCTATAATAATATGGCGTTGGTACTACTCCCGCTACCGGAACCCCCGCCTCTAACAATGCAACATCATCCTTCTCAAACATCCCAAATGGCTCTCGGTAGAGTAAGGCTATTTCAGAAGCGAGGAGGACGCGATTGTAAATCATTGGCAAGTCAACCATACCGTCAAACCAACCTGCTACATCAAGGCCACCAATAGTAATAAATGAAGACTGGTTACTATAAGAATATAACAATGTTTCACTGGTAACATATTTCCCATTTTTATAAAACTCCGCTACCCGGCTAATGTTATTCCAAGTAAATGTGATATAGTCACATTCAGCAGTAACTGCGATGCCTGTATCAAAATTGTCGGCAACAACACCTGCGCCATCTTCACTAACTATTAACGCCCAGTTATCAGTATTACTATTGACTCTAACTGACCATACTCGTTTATCGCCTACATTATCATACATTGATATAACATAGGCGTTAGCTACGTAATTGGTAATGTCGGACTTGGCCCAAAAACTCACTGTCATCTTTTCCGAATATAGTTCTGGACTATATTCAATTCTATGACGTCCACTACTGCCGTCATAATGAGGATTAGTGCCGAATTTCCCTCCTTCCCAGGGAGCAGAACCGGCAAGAGTGCCTGTATTTCCATTTCCGCTCAAATCAAAGACTTGCCCCCCTGAGTCTTCAAGGAAGAAGCACGCGGCAACTGGGTCGCCTATTAGGTGTGCCTTGTTAATTTGCTCACCTAACATCGGCTTTACGCCATTCCATTGAGCAAACGCCGAAGTTGTAATCAAGCACAACAATAATATAATTGAGAGTTTTTTCATAAGGCCGATACCTTTGAAACAAACGAGCGCCAATGCACACCCGCATCTGCATCGGTGTTGTTGATAATTACCCTTACGAAGGCCGCGGCATTTGGAATATTTATAGGCCAATCATCAACTCTGTCCCATACATTCAAACTGTTCGCGTGGCTTCTCAGTAAGTCTTGGCAAAGTGTAACCGTATGAGTAGCATTTACTTGGGTTTTTACAGATTCCGAGTTAGCTACTGTACCATCGACAATAAACCATTTACGGCTTGGCACGTCGAAATCTCCGGTCGTTGCATCCGTGAGAGTTATACTTGTATCACCAGCATTTGCTGCGGCGTCATTTAGGGTAGTAGTCGCCGGCGTTTCCGCCGTTCCCCTAAATGTTACAAGTTCAATCCAATCGTCAGCCGCATAAGATATTTCTACTATTACATCACAACCTGCCTGTGCGTCCGTGTCCGTCAAGGCAACCTCGATATATACTATAGTTAGGTAACTTCCTGAAACATCCTCGGCGTTACCTACCGCAAGAGTCGCCGCCGCAAGAGCTTGCCAGGCATCGATAGTATCAAAAGAGGTCGTCTTTGTAGGGGCAGCCTGAGACTCTTGCCACGGAGTCACACATACTATTGCCAATACAACACAAGCCAGAGAGAGCAATGTCCATTGCATAATTTTACCTGCGTACTTTTTCATAATGTCAATGCTCCTTCAATAAAAGTGGCTCCGTTTATATAAGCCGAATCGTTATAAAGGTCTCTTAGGACTTTGTAATCATCGATAAGTTTTTGGGCTTCATCCTTTATAGAATCCCTCATTTTAAGGTCTAAGTTGTTCCCTGATTCAAATTGCCTTTTGATTGTCGCATTGATTACAACCTGCTCGCCAGAGCCTAAATCCGGCCTATCGTCATCCGTCACAATAAGGCGCATCCCCACGTGATTAGGGTCTGGGAACACCCTCGTACAAGTTACATTTACTAAAGCCATAGTTCACTCCTTAAACTTCCTTCCAGTCGATATAAAGCGTTGTTCCTGAATTTCCCGTCTGAAGAGTCGAGGCTACAAACCAAATCCTGTCATATTTATGCATATTCTGTGTGTCTCGGCCTATGTTGTTGGTTGCGCTGCTTAATTGCCTTGTGTCGGTCAGCCACTTCTCGCCAGCAGAGACAACGGTGTCGATAAAGTGTATCCCTGTCCCTGCCGCACCAGCCGTATGTTGCTGAGTACCTTGGTCAATCGTCAAGACATCTACAAGGTCATAAAAATCATCTCCACAAGCTACGAATTTCTGTAAAACGTGCTGGTCGCCCGCTGTACCATTGAACCTGAATCTAAACTCGATAGACACAATGCCGTTAGGGGGCTTGATGATTACTTTCTTAGTCTCGGTAAGGGCTTCTACAGAGGCGTTGTCTCTTGCGGTAACGGCGAAATCACCAGCCTCGGCTTTGACTGTTATAATACCATTGTAGGTAGCCTGGGCCTGGCCAGCGGCGGGTGTTACCGGCAAATCTTCGCCGTGAACGTGCCATTTACCGAAACCTAAATAACTTTCTGAATATTCTTGTCTGGACATTTTTATTCTCCTAATCTCGTATTGAATTGCGTATTGGTTATCAAATATCTTTGCCTCATAATCCTCCACCGAATCGCAACTTCATAAAGTCGGCTCCTGTTAATTTCCTCGCTCCTCCCAATTTATTGACCGTGCCCGTATTGAGTATGTTCCTTCTACCGGCCATCATCCGACCGGCTAATATGTTTTGACTTCGCCCTTTTTTCTTTTTCCTTACCTTCGATTTGGCCGATTGAATCTCCACAGCCATTACCGGAGTCGGTGACGGGTCTGGTTCTGTTGGTATTATTCTGTCTGGTTGGCCGCCTGTCATTCTGGTTTCTCCTGTGACTCTTCTTGGTATCTGTAACAACCAAAAGGCTTGCCTAATATTCCTGTGATTGTCTTACAAGTTTCACAAGGTCTTTTGCTCCACTGGTGAGGATCTGCATAAATAGCATTAGCAATCGTATCAATTATCACGTTTACACACGCCTTAATCATCTTCTCTTGTTCATTCATACTTCGTCCATCCTGTCATCTTCTTGCTCCTATCGAATAGCTTCTGTCCTGCTGCGTAGGCATCTTAGGCCGCTCGATAAGGTTCTTCTGCTCTATAAGCATTGTGAGAACGGCAAAACAGGTGGCCTCTATCGCTGGGTATTCGCCAAGCTTAAGCTCCGCTATGTCCTCAGCCTCAATATCTCCCAGATAATTGACTACCTTAGCGTCTTTAAGGAATAGCATTCGCCTGTTTGCATCCAGCAGCCTCTTGAGCTCATCGAGCATATACGGGTAAAGGTTCTCCATCTCAAGCATTGGAGTTAAGTTAACACTAAACTTTGGCACTTGCTTGGTCTTCTCGCTATTCAATTCCCGGATAAACTTGTCAGCCGCATCGTTCTTCCAGTCGCCTATCCACTTCTTAGGCTCGTATGTGTAGTCGAGAATATCGCACTGCCTTACTAACTCGCGGACGCTTGGCGATTCATACTCAGCAAGCACGCAGACTTCGTAGCTGTCAAACCGCCTGTGCAAGTCCATAGCTACCACTATAGAATAGCCAGGACGCTTGCCAGGCCAACTAACGCCGCCGAAGATAGCCTTACAAGCCTTGTTCATCTCCCAGCGGACTTCGTGGGTGTAGCCTAACTCAGCCTCTTTCAGGTCGTTGTATTGTAGGGCTAAGGTCATTTCTTCCTCAATTTGGCTAATGTATTATTCATGGCTTCACAAGCCTTGTTTAGGCTGTACTGCACGCCCTTCCTTATGTCCTCATCAAGCATAAGAACCCGATAGTAAAGATGTTCATATTTCGGCGTCCCCATTTGAACAAGCAACTGCCAATCTGCCCAAGGGTGCCAAGGTAATCTGTCAAGATGTATCGTACAGTTATGGTCGCTAAGTTCTTTCACTTACTTACCCTTCGGTCTCTTGTGGCTGGGCTTCGACTTATAGCCGCCCTTGCCTGATTTGTGCTTCTCAATCATTTTGTATTCTCCCGTATATTTCGATAGAAACGCCGTTTTCCGTCACAATATTGCTCAATTCTTAGCCCTTTTGCGACAAGGTTGTGAATTCTAACCCTTATCGCCCTTAATATTAGCTCATAAATCCACATTATTTTCTATTTTCCCTACGCATTCAATAGAATCAAGGGTTTTCCTGTTTGAAGTTTCTTTTTCCATCTGCCTGACCATACACTCATCAGAGCAGAAGGTGTACTTACAGTCCTTGCCACAACTTAAGCATTTATTCATGATAAATCGCTCTCCGTAAAGTAAAACTTGCCTTCAATCCCGTATATCCCGTACCTCACACAATCGCAGGTATGGTCATTGAGCTGTAAGGGCTCATCCTTCGCATCTTTTATCTCTGAGCCTTCAGCCCACTTGTAGCCACCCATTTCCTTGATTGTGTGCTTGCAGGTCTTGAATATCTGCAAACGTGGTCTGCCGTCCCCCTGTACCTTCAGAGCGGCCTGCACAGCTTCTATGCCGAGATGAACGTCCTTCTTGGCTGGAATGGTTGATATGCCTAAACTCTTGAACTCATGCCGCTCCTGGGCATCGTGGTCGGCCCAGTGGCATCTGTATCGCTCATTACCACTTATACGCTTAATCTCCCCTGCGTGGCGTGCTAAGGTCTGCTGAGCCTCGTAATGCTCGTTATAAACGTACCATCGCTTATCCTTGTCCCTGGCCATCCATAAACATACATGCGGATTATTGAATCCCCAGTCTGTTACCCGATACCTTGTCCAGTCATCGGGTATCTTGAATGGCTCGCAGGTGTGGACTTGGCGGTTGAATGTCTTATAGACAGCACCTAAGAACGCTGCGAAATGTCCTTTGATTCGAGTCTCCTGCACTTCAATAGGCCATTGGGCTATCATCATGTCTATTTCTTCATCGTCAATGTAGCCTCCCCGGCTCTTTCTATTGTCCTCTAAATTGGCATAGAATACCTCATCCGTATCAGGTAGGTACTGTACTTTCTCTTCAAGCCATGGTTGCGGGGTCAATGGTGTCATACTACCAGCAAAGAATCCGTGCCTATCCATTAACCTCGCCTGCATCTCTGTAAATATGCCCTCTGCATCAGACTTTATCTGCTCGTCCTGGTAAATAGCATCAATCGGTCGGCCTTCAAACGCCTTCCTGCCCTGCTCTCCAGCCTTGAACTCTATTCGATTGCCATTGTGTAACTGTATCTCACTTGGTATGTCCTCGGCCCTGTTGTGCCATAATATCTTCCTAATCTGGCAATCGGGTAAGTAATCCTTGATTTTCTCACCCCAGAGTAGCTTACCTACAAGCGGCCATGCGTTAGCAACGGCCCATATAGTCGATTCTGGCAGTGTTATCCTGTACGGATGGATACCCAGGGCAAAGGTGCAAAGATCATATCCGATGCAGCTCTCAGACTTGCCAGACCTGTTCCCACCCATAATCCAGCGGTTCTTTGCCTGGCTTTGATGAAACATTGCCGGGGCCGGCAAGGGCTTATAGAGTAATATCTTCTCGCCGATCATGTCAATATCTTCGTCAGAGATATATGAATCAACTTGTATATCTTCACACAAAACTGGCATCTATGCACCTTGAGGCTAATTTCTTCCGTATTTCTTCACGCTCGTCAATTGTATAGACCTTAATATTGAGGCTATAGTCCGTTACATCCTTCCATCCTGCCCTATTCTTCAACCAGAAGCACATCGAACTAAAATCAGGGGGATAATGTTTAATCACTTCATAAGTTGTTATTTCACCTTCATGGCAAAACACTTTCGTTTCTGGATGAGAATAGCCCATAGCCCTTTCATAGAGCCTCTCGGCCACATTTGCATCAGCCTTTGCCTTGCCTTTCTTTATAGACTCAAGAAATGTTGGGTGCTTTTCCTTCCAAGTATTAAGAGTTTGCTCTGATACACACAAAACCTCGGCTATCTCTGAATCTATCGCTTTGAGCAAACACAGCTTAAACACTACATCATCCAGGATTTTCCTGTATTGCGTTTTCCTTCCGAGTATTGCTGTAATCTTTTTCTTCTTCTTATCCATTCTCTTCTAACTCAACTATCAACTGAGCCTTGGTTTTGCCTTCAGTATCTATGTTTCTACTGAGAGCGACATCAATCAGCTCAGCTTTATTCATTCTTTTTAATGGTTTTGGGTCTACTGGCCTGGCATAAATCGGCAAAGCCGGCTCCGGCCCAATTATCCCGTCCTTCGATTTGTCTATTCTTGTCATCGGTTTTTCCTTACATATAAATCTTCACATTTATTACAGCAGAACCAACTGTGATGTATTCGTTTATCAGTTTTACAGTACAAGCACATTCCATCTTCCAAAGGTTTATCAGGCCACTTGTGGTTTGGAATGTCTTCTACTTTCATACTTTCCTTCCTGTGGGCAACAAAAAACGGCTATGCAAGAGATGTAGGCCGTAAATTTGCTACCTAAATTATGCGCTAATTGCTCGTTATCTGCTCATTCTATTCCCATCCCAAAAATGCTTTGTAGCTGGCCTCATTAGGGTCTGGCATTACAAAGTTGCTGTCAATAATCTCGAAAAAGTCCGCATTAACGTCAAACATAATACATGGCTCCCTTTGGAGCAAAGCAAACTCTTCATCGCTTATAGTTCTTCCTTGTGCGTACTCAGGCTCCTCCTCGCACCCACAAGCAACGTAAGCTATCACTAACAGAACTATACAGATTATTGCTTTTTCTTTCATACCTTTAACCTTTTGTCCGGTTGGATTATATTGCTTTTCTTGAACTTGACAACGCTTAATGTAAATTTATCTTCGTCAATATCGAAATTGCTCAGAATGCCTTCGTCAGACGGAATTTGTTGCAGCTCCTCGTAGGTGATTTCTATTTTACCTTCCCCTCTTTCTTTTATCAGCTTACGAA